GCGTTCAGCCCATGACTGGTCCAGTTGGTCAGATCCACACTCTGCGTGTGCGTTATGCCCAAAGCTTGACAGACAGTTCTGCTGCTCAAACCAGCGTCACAGCTGGCCAAGAAGCACTGAGCCCATTCACAATCGCTACTGCTTACTCTACAGTGCCAAAAGACACAGCCACTGCTACCAGCTACACCGGTAACAACACTGCTGTCATGGAAGGCAACGGCGGTAAGCAAATTTCCGTGCAAATCTTGAAGCAGGCTGTTGAAGCCAAGACTCGCAAGTTGCAAGCACGTTGGACATTTGAAAGTGCTCAAGACGCACAAGCTATGCATGGTATCGACGTTGAAGCCGAAATCATGGCAGCTTTGGCTCAAGAAATCACAGCTGAAATTGACCAAGAGATTCTCTTGAGTCTACGCAGCTTGGCTTCTACTGAGTTCACATACAACCAAGCTACCGTTTCTGGTACTGCTACATTCGTTGGTGACGAACACGCTGCTTTGGCTGTTTTGATCAACCGTGTTGCTAACCTGATTGCTCAGCGTACACGTCGTGGCGCTGGTAACTACGCTGTGGTCAGCTCTGCTGCACTGACAGTGTTGCAATCTGCTACCACCAGCGCATTTGCTCGCACCACAGAAGGCACTTTCGAAGCTCCTACAAACACCAAGTTTGTTGGTACCTTGAACGGCGCAATGCGTGTGTTCGTCGACAGCTATGCTAGCGACACTACACCTGTGTTGGTCGGTTACAAAGGTTCTTCGGAAGCTGACGCTCCAGCATTCTACTGCCCATACATTCCATTGATGAGCAGCGGTGTTGTTCTGGACCCAACAACATTCGAACCAGTCGTGAGCTTCATGACAAGATATGGCTACATCGAATTGACAAACACTGCATCGTCTTTCGGCAATGCGGGCGATTATGTCGGCGAAATCGCGGTGAGCAATTTGTCTTTCAGTTAATCAAAGACGTTCGTTTATCAAACTCAAAAAAGGGCCGCAAGGCCCTTTTTTGTTGACTAAAATATCTAAAAATGTTATTGTTATTAGGAGATATAGTAGTATCAAACTAAATAACAATATGAAACCTTATACCTATCTAATCAAACATCGTCCTAGCGGTAAAGTCTATTATGGATATCGTTCTGCCAATAAAACAGAACCCATTGACGATCTATGGAAACAATATTTTACCAGCAGTTCAGCAACTGATTGAAGAAACTGGTGTAGATAGTTTTGATGTAGAAGTGCGGCAAGTGTTTGAAACCAAAGAACAAGCAAGTAACTGGGAAACTAGAGTTCTACGCCGCTGCAAGGTACTGTATGATGACCGTTGGATCAACCAAAATATCGCAGGTTACATTGTACCAACAGAAGAAAGTCGAAAAAAGATTAGTGACTATCATAAGGACAAGCCAAAAACTGATGAACACAAGCAAAAGATCAGCGAATCACAAAAAGGCAGTAAGCGTCCTTGGTCGGTCAGTAATCTTCCAAAAGATACTAAAGGTAAAAATAACGGCATGTATGGAAAGTCTCATTCTGAAGAAACAAAAGCAAAGATTGGAGCACTGATGAGTGAGCGAATCAAAGGAGATAATAATCCTATGCGTAAAGTAGAATGGACAGAAGAGCGACGAAAGTCAATGGCAGACCGTGCTCGTGGCACTAAGTGGACTCAAGAAGCAATTGATGCTCGATCTGAAAAACTACGAGGTCAAACTCGACCCAAACTCTACTGTGAGCACTGCAAGCGAGACATAGCTCAGGGATGGTTTCACCGTCACGGTACCAACTGCGCCACGATCAAAGCTTGAATCGGTTGCGGGGACCCAGCAGTCTATAAGTATCGCCTTCTATCTTGTTAGTGGGTTTGGATTCACCTGGTCTAGCATAAACACTGACAATATCGCCGCCTTCGAAACTGTCCCACAATTGCTTGGCAGCTTCACTGTGGTGCCAAGTTGCAAACACCCAGGGTCCGCCACGCAAGAATGTGGTGTAGGCCTGTGTACTAACACCTTGTCTACGAGCTGACTTTGCTAGACTCATGTGTGGTGTTACAACTCGAATGCCAGGTTTTAGTACTGGAAAAGATCTTGCTTTTTGCACACTGCTGGTGGGCTCTTCAATGCTGAACAATCCCACACACTGATCAGTTTTGACATCGTACAGAAAATAGTCATGATAGGTGGCATTGGATTCTCGAGCCTGATGGTATCGAACACGAAACTGTGCTAGTGGAGTGTCGACCAGTTGGAGTTGACTTTTGAGTCGGTCACCACGAGCAATGTCTCCAGCAGGGTTGTACCCTTGAAAAGTACGGTACTCGTCTACTAGTTGTTCAGGTATAACATCATCTATCAGCATGTGTTATTTAGTGGTCATGAGAAAACCAGCACATCAGGACGGGTCAATTCCCAAGAGGTGCTGGTCAGATAATATAGTTTAACGACCTTGCTATTAAGCTTTTATTGTAACACGTTACACCTTGAACCACGAGAGATATTGGCCAACTTTCTTATTAACACTTGCCCAGTCTCCCATAGCAGGTTGTCTAAACAATCTAGCAGTGGCATACCAAGGCGAATCATCGCGATTCAACAGCCAACGCCAGTCAGTACTGAACCAGTTCAGCATGATCCAAACCGGCCTACCCAAACTTCCAGCTAGATGTGCCACAGCAGTGTCCACACTAATGATCACGTCCATGTGCATCATTTGCGCAGCAGTGTCGGCCCACATGTTGGGATTGGGAGGCAAACAATGTACGCCTAGAGACTTTAACGTGGCTTCTTCTTCTGGAGTGCAATCGGCCTGCAAGTTGATCCATTCATGTTGCGGATGGGCTTGTATCAATTCCAGCATTTGTTCAAACGGCATGCCTTTGTGACGATTCAACCAGTTGTCTCTGCGCCCACTCCAACTGAACCCTACACGCATGCGATGCTTGGGACCAAAGTAATCTTGCCACCGGCGTTGCAGTCCTGCGTCAGCATTGAGATAGTTTACTGGTCTCGGCATGTTTTCCAGAGTCACGCCTAGAATGCCCGGGATACTCATGATAGGCGTCCAGTAGTCAAAGTCACTTACTGTGTAGTCATATCCTGTGACTCTTTTGATAATTGTACTGGCACTGAACATGGGCACCAATCCGTCTGTGACTTGCAAGATAATTTCGGCTCCCATCACATGCAGATTGTATATGAATCTCACAAACTGTATGTTGTCCCCGTGCCCCTGCTCACCCACTACTAGAATGGTTTTGCCTCGTAGATCCTCGCCACGCCATCTGGGTTGTGCAAAAGGTGGCATGGTGTTGGCCAAATGCTCGTAGTCCCATCTAGCTTCGTAGGCGGGCCATCCTTGAGCATAGTCTCCGGCTAGCAAATGCGCCACTGCAAGATTGAATCGAGCGGTGACATTTTTTGGTTCGAGCTGTAAAGCTCTCTGCAAAAAAGGTATAGCAGCAACTGGTTCTCCAACTTCTCTTAGCACGTTGCCGTAGTTGTTGAATGCAGCTGATGAATTTCGATCTTGTGCAAATGCCAAGGCATAGCATTGCAGGGCCTGTTCGGGCTGATTGTCAGATCGATGTTGATTGCCTTGATCTATAAGTTCGTTGGTATTCACTGAATATTTAATGCTAGGGCGGACGTAGCGTAGATTTTCATAAATACAGGTCAACACAATCAGGTGTTTTATGCTGGGACTAACTACCCACAGCGTAGCGGCTAGAACCCGCATCGGACTTCTTTAAGGAGAAAACAAATGGGTCGTCCTCTAAAAATCAAAAAATCCACCACTAGTGACATTGGTTTCAATCCGTTCTCAGCATTAACCAATCCAATTTATCCCTCTGATCCTACCACGTTTGATGGTACAGAGTATCTGGGCGTAGTCGGTGGTGCTAATGCCAGTGTTGCTACAGCAGCATTTCCGGTGGTCAAATGCCGTGCGTTTATCACAGGCACAAGCGCCGAAGACGATGCGTACATCATCACACAAAAAGGTACAACCAAGTATCAAGTGGCCACAGTAACTGCGGTCAACGACGAAGACATGACAGTGGGACAAGCATACCGTATTCTAACTGTGGGCACAACCAACTGGGCAGCAGTTGGTGCATCAGGTTCAAATGCAGCCGTGGGTGATGTATTCACTGCAACCGCAGCAGGCGCCGGCACTGGTACCGTTCAAGCTGTGGGAACTTGCATTTTGGCCAACCAAGCTGACACAGCACTAACTGAAGGCAACATGAACATCACATTCAGCACAGGTGACAGTACAGCTCAGTTGATCAGCAAACTGACCAACAAATTTGCTTTGGACTACAGCACACCACCAGTGCGTTATTTGACCAACTTCTTCAGTGACGAAGGTTATGAAATCAAGTCAGGCACCACAGGCGCTGTCAACGTTTCTGGACAACAGAACCGCGTGAGCCTGGCAATTGTAGAGAACTTTACTTCGTAATATCTCCCGAACCCTAATCCTCTCAGCTACATACTGGGAGGATTTTTTATGAGCAGAGCATTTGTATTAGGCAACGGTGTGAGCCGGCAACAAGTAGATCTCAACAATCTACGTCATTTGGGGAAAATCTACGGGTGCAACGCCTTGTATAGGGATTTTGTGCCAGATGTCTTGGTCAGCACAGACAAACCTATCAGTACTCGAATACAAGATTCAGGCTATGCTCAACACAACAGATTTTATACTCGTCGCCCCGAAACCGGTAGAGGTGGAAATCCTGTGCCACAAAAGTACTATGGCTATAGTTCAGGCCCTATTGCTGCCAGTATTGCAGCGCTGGATGGAGCTGTGATAATCTATCTTGTGGGCTTTGACATGGGTCCTGTAAACAACCAGTTCAACAATGTATATGCCAATACAGAATTCTACAAAAAAAGCTCAGCACCTCCTACGTTTACTGGCAATTGGGCCCGACAACTAACACAGATCATGCGTGATTTTTCCAACACTGCTTTTGTACGAGTAATGGGCAATACCACTGCGCCTGTTGACGATTTTGCAAGTTCTCGAAATTTTAGAACCATGAGCATGGAGGACTTTCAAAACCGTATAAATAACACAAAGGATCTCTAAATGTCTACCTACAAGCGTGTTAACGGCGATTATACAATTCAAACACTTGGTGCAAACACCATCACCTTTGCAGGTAACGTTGCCAACGCAGTCACGGTTGTAGTGGACGGTAATTTCACAGTAACTGGCAACGCTACCTTAACTGGCAACATTTCTGGTGACAAGCTGTTCAACGGAACAACTTCTATAGAAATTCCCACAGCCAACGGCAACGCCAACATTACAATAGGTGGTACATCTAACGTAGCAGTGTTTACAACTGCTGGTCTCAACGTGAGCGGAGTTACCAGTGTTAGTGGTAATATTGTTGGCGGTAATATCAACACCGCAGGCTTGGTATCAGCCACTGGCAATGTCAATGGCGGCAACATCAACACATTTGGCAATGTGGTTATCACACGTGACGCCAGTGTAGCACAGCCAACTTTTAGATTTACAGACACTGATACCACTGGCACAGCAAACACAGTGTTAGGATCATTAGAATGGTTTACCAGCGATCTTACTGCACCAGGGGTAAGTGCAGCTATACGAGCAACACTAGTTGATACAGGTGGCAACAGCAACGTACAAATTCTAACAGGAACTCCGGGCAGTCTAGCCGCCCGAGTTACAGTGCTACACACAGGAAATGTAGGTATTGCTAACGCAGCACCTACCACTACTTTTGGAGTTAATGGTACAGCATACATCAGCGGCAATACTACTGTTGCGGCCAACATTGCAGGTGGCAACATTATCACTGCTGGACTAGTAACTGCTACTGGTAACCTTACAAGTGGTAATCTCAATACTGGAGGATTGATTACTGCTACAGGCAACATCACCGGCGGCAACATTACTACCGCTGGTAGAATCTCTGCTGGTGCTGCTGGTATAACTGCCACAGGCAACGTTCGTGGTGGTAATTTGGTGAGTGACGCAGCAATCACTGCTACAGGTAGCATTGCATCAGGCGCTAGTATAACAGCTCAAGATCAAATCAGCGCTCAGGGCAATGTGATTGCCAACAACATCAGTGCTGGCAACGTTATTAACACAGGCGTACTAAGCGCTACCAGCAACGTCAGCGCCACAGGCAATATCACAGGATCAAACTTGGTAACTGGTGGCGCAGTTACTGCAACTGGTGCAGTTACAGGTGGCAGTCTGACCACAGGCGGATTAATCACAGCCACAGGCAACATTACCACTGGTGCATTTTTTGTAGGCGACGGCGGATTCTTAAGCAACGTGACTGCTATTTCAAACGTTACTACCAGTCAGATTACCAATGGTACTACAGTAATGGCTGTTGCCGGGCCCAACGGGGATATTTTTGCCACAATCAATGCTGTGGGAAATATTTTGGTATTGACCACATCGGGTGCGTCAGTAACCGGCACAATATCAGCTACAGGCAACGTCACTGGCGGCAATGTCAACACAACTGGCCTGGTCAGTGCAACTGGCAACATCAACGGCGGCAATGTCAATGCTGGCATTGGTAATTTTACCACAGTGATTGGTGCAGCAAATGCATCTAGCTTGACATCTGGTACAGTGAGTGCTGATCGATTGAGTGGAAGTTATGTGATCAATGTCACAGGCAATGTGTCGGGCACAGCCGCCACTGTGACCAATGGTGCTCAGGCCAACATCACATCCGTGGGTACGCTAACTTCGTTGAGTGTGAGCGGCAATATTGTTGGAGGTAATGTTAGTACAGCTGGATTAATTACTGCCACGGGCAACGTCACAAGTGGTAACGTTAACACCGGTGGATTGGTCACAGCAACTGGTAACATAAACACCAGCGCAGGAGTGTTGGCCACAGGCAACGTGCGTGGTGGCAACTTGATTTCTGCTGGACTGATCACTGCTGTAGGCAACATTATAGGTGGCAACGTTTCTGGCACACGTGGTGCGTTTACCAACATTGCTGGTACACTAGAAACTGCTGCACAAACCAACATCACGTCAGTGGGCACGTTGGGCAGTCTAAGTGTAACTGGCAACATCACTACCACTGCTAATATCAGCGGAGGTAACTTATTAGGTACCATAAGAACAGCAGCACAAACTAATATTACCAGTGTAGGTACACTGACCAGTTTGGCAGTGACTGGCAACATCACGTCAGGTAATTTGAGTGGTACTAGTATCGTGGGTACACTAACCACAGCATCACAAACCAATATCACCAGTGTTGGTACATTGGGCAGTTTGAGTGTGACTGGCAACATTGTTGGTGGTAATTTGATCACTGCTGGCCTAGCAAGTTTGTCAAGCATAGCCAAAACTGGATCTAATGCTGTGGGCAACATTGGTAGTAGTAGCAACTACTTTAATCAAGTTTTTGCCACAGCAACCACAGCTTTGTATGCTGACTTGGCAGAAAAATACACAGCAGATCAGTTCTATCTGCCAGGCACAGTGGTCAGCTTTGGCGGCACTGCTGAAATCACAGCAAGTACAACTGCAAACGATCGCAGAATAGCCGGGGTAGTTTCTGCCAAACCCAGCTATCTCATGAATGCCGGGCTGGATGCAGAGCACACTGCTGTGGTTGCTTTGCAAGGTCGTGTGCCTTGCCTGGTACAAGGTCCTGTGGCCAAAGGCGACATGATGGTCAGTGCTGGTAACGGACGAGCCCAGGCCTGTGACAACCCACCAACTGGCGCAGTAATAGGCAAAGCTCTGGAAAACTTTGATGGTGATCAAGGCACCATCGAAGTGGTAGTGGGCAGAATCTAATCTTTTGACACCGTAAACGCAGTTTTTGCTGAATTTGTAGATAAAGTCTTTTGGTAAATACAACCAGAGGACTTGATTCTACATGACACAACAGATCATTGATGTTGGCGCTGCGGCCAACGATGGCACAGGCGAACCATTACGTTCCGCATTCGAAGCTGTAAATTCCAACTTTACAGAAATCTACACGGCTGGTCCAGTTGGCAGCAATGTTCAGATTGCCAACAACACCATCACAACCACAGTCACAAACACCAATCTTGTGCTCAAACCCAATGGCATTGGTGTAATACAAGCCAACGCTGCGGTGCTGCCCAGCATTGACAATGTGTACGATATTGGTAGTCCTGCACTGAGATTTGACACCATCTATGCAGGATACTTTGTAGGCAACGGTGCCCTGCTCACAGGCATCTCAGGCGGTTCAGGCAACGGCCAAGCCATTGTAAATGGCACATCCAACGTAGCAATCACCACCGCCAACGGCAACGTGACCATTGGTATCAACGGCACAGGCACAGTGAGTCAAACATCACTGTTTGTGAACGGCGTAATTGCAACTCCTCGCACACTTTCTGCCAACATTGCTGTTCAAGCCAACGTGTCAGCAATGATGGTAAGCCCCTTGACAATCCCTGACGGATTGCAAATTACTGTACCCAGCTCATCAACATTCAATGTGGTACCATAAATATAAGATTAAAGGACTGAATAAATGGCAATCGAACTCGACGGCACCACAGGCATAAGCGCATCAGGTAATATCCAGGCGGCAAACATAACCGCAAGTGGTAACGTCACTGCTACATATTTTGTCGGTAACGGTGCTGCACTCACAGGAATTGTGGCCTCAGCAGGCGCTGCTATCACCAACGGAACATCCAACGTCAGCATTGGCGGCTCGGGGGCCAACGTAACTGTCAGTGTTGACGGTATTGGCAACGTGGCAGTATTTTCTAGCTCTGACCTAACCATATCTGGCAACTTGTTGCCCACAGGCAACGTGGCTAAGAACATTGGTAGCCCAACCAATGCATTCAATGACCTGTTTTTGGCCAATGGTACCATTTACCTTGGCAATGCTACAATCAGTGCTAATGCTACTTCTATTATCTTGACCAACGAGTCTGGACAAACCACAACACTCACAGGTTCAGGCACAATCACTCCTTACGGTGATTCCAATGTAGCCACACTGTTGTCAGGATTTGGCTCAAACACCGTTAGCACAACAGGCAACGTCACAGCAGGCTTCTTCTTGGGTGACGGTAGTCAGCTTACAAACTTGCCAGCAGGGGATTATTCAAATGCTAACGTAGCAGCATACTTGCCTACATATTCAGGTGCAATTACTGCTGCCAATGTAAGTGCAAGCGGTAATATAACTGGTGCGTTTATTTTAGGCGATGGTAGTCAGCTCACAAACCTACCAGCAGGTAACTATTCAAACGCCAACGTAGAGGCATACTTACCAACCTACACTGGTAACTTGGTATCGTTGCAAGGCAATGTAACCACAGCAGCCAATATTAGCGGTAATTTTATTCTGGGTAACGGTGCTTTTCTAACAGGTATCGCAGCAACATCCACATACGGCAATGCTAACGTTGCAGATTATCTAGCAAGCGGGACCAACACTGCCAATATTGTTACATCTGGCAATGTTCAAGGTCTAACTTTTGTAGGTTCTGGTGCTGGTCTTACTTCTATTCCTGGCGCCAACGTCACAGGTGTAGTAGCTCAAGCAACTCAAGCAGCTACTGCTAACGTTGCAAATAGCGTAGCAGGCGCCAACGTATCAGGCACAGTAGCTTCTGCTACTACTGCCGGTACAGTTACCGATGCAGCACAAGCCAATATTACCAGTGTAGGTACATTGACTTCATTGAGTGTAACTGGTAACGTTGTTGGTGGCAATATTGACACAGCAGGCAATATCAGCGGTGGAAACATTGCTGGTACACTGACCACAGCCGCACAACCTAATATTACAAGTGTTGGCACATTAACATCATTGGGTGTTACTGGTAATATCACAGGTGGTAATTTAAATGCCACAGGCTTGAGCCTGAGTGGTAACGTTGTTAGTGCCCTGGTTAGTGCAGCCAATATTACAACTACTGCTAATATTTCAGGCAACTATATTTTAGGTAATGGCTCACAACTCACAGGGGTCAATGCTGTAACCGTTGATGTAACAGACACAAACGGCCTAACAACTGTTTATTATCCCACATTTGTGGAGAATCGCAGCACGTCTCAGATAGCACGGGCAGATGTAGATCTTACCTACCGTACCGATGACAATCTATTGACTGTAGGCAACATCAACACAGGCACTGTGAGTGCAACAGGTAACATTACTGGTAGTTATATTCTTGGCAATGTGGCCAACTTGACCAACAACGGCAATACATTCTCTATGGATTCAACTGGGGTGTTGAGCCTTGGTGACACCAGTGGAACTTATCTAACGTTGGATAAATTTGGCATTACAGCAAATACACAAATGGTGTTGTCTGCTGCCAATGCATCCACAGGCAATAACTCCAGCATACTGTTTGACAAAAACGGTGGCGGTATATCTTTTAGATTGGAAGACAACGATGGTCCGTCACAGGCATTCTGGTCATTCTATCAAACTAATATAACCTTCCCTGACGGTAGCCAACAGTCTTCGGCATACGGCAATGCCAACGTTGCTGCAAATCTAGCAGCATTTGGTAGCAATCCTATTTCTACCACTGGCAACGTTACCGGTGGCAATATCAACACCACAGGCGTGTTTGCAACCACATTAAGTTTGAGTGGTAATGTACAGAGTGCTATTAATTCTACCGCTAATATTGTAACCACAGCAAATATTTCAGGTGGTAACTTGACAGTAACAGGTGCATTTGCCCCTGCTAGTGTTGCGGCCACAGGCAACGTAGCTGGCGGGAACTTGACCACACAAGGTATTGTAACCGCAATAGGCAACATTGTAACAGATGCGTTCTTTGTAGGTAACTTTGCTGGCAACATCACAGGCAACATTGTTGTTCCTGGTGCCAACACACAAGTACTGTTCAACACCAATGGCAACGTTGATGCTGTGGGCGGGCTGACCTACAACAAAGATGCTAACACACTGGCAGTATTGGGTATCGTAAGTGCTCAAGGCAATGTTGTTGCAGGCAATGTAAACACAGTTGGTAATATCAGTGCTGGTAACTTAGTAGTTACTTCATTAGTACAAGGTCTCACTGTTAGTGCCAGTGGCAACGTAGTGGGCGGAAATGTCAATACTGCTGGATTGATCTCGGCCACAGGCAACATCACTGGTGGCAATCTAATTGGTACCAGCATCGTTGGTACTTTAACCACCGCAGCCCAAACAAATATTACCAGTGTTGGTACACTGGGTTCTTTGGCAGTTACAGGCAACATTACTGGCGGCAATATCTTGGGTGGTGCCAATGTTAATGCTACAACACATACCGGTGCAACTGTAAATGTAACTGGCAATATTGATGGTGGCAATTTACGTACTGCCGGGTTGGTTAGTGCAGCCGGTGCGATCACTGGCGCAACATTGAGTTCAACAGGCAACGTTAATGCAGTGGGCATTGTTGCATCTGGAAATATATCGGCCACAGGCAACATTGCAGGTGGTAATATCAGCGCCACTGGTATTGCAGGTACATTGAGCACTGCTGCACAACCAAACGTTACTA